CTGTATCAGTGAACCTCGTTCTGCTTATTTCTTTTACTGGATAGCCCGTGTGCGATTCCAGCGAAATGAGAAGCCTTCTGTCTACCTCGTGTGGACTTGCCAGTTCCAGTAGCCTTGCCAGACCCTGCTCTATCTGCTCTCCAGTTAAAGGCTCGATAGCACCAGCCCCTGTAAGCGAGATCGATGTTGACGAAGGTGCTTCCTTTGCTGGCGTGGTGACAACAGAATTGATTCGTTTCATACTCATGGTCTTGGTTCTCCTGTAGCTTAAGATCGATAGACTGCTTTAGTTCCTCACTCGGCAACCAATCTTCTGGCACCGCCTTCTTCTTTTTAGTTGATAGTTTAGTTGATAGGTTAGTGTTTCCCTCTGCAACAGTGGTGTTTCTGTGTGCAACAGTGGTGTTGCTCTCTGCAATAGGAAAGATAGTGTACAAAGTTGATCGTTGATTAGATCCACGCACCCTAGTTACCAGCCCTTGTTCTTCAAGCCAGTTAAGTTTTCTAGTTATAGTTGGTACGCTCATCTGTGTGCGATCAGATAACCTAGCTAGGCTAGGCCAGCACTCATGAGTATCTTCATTGGCATGGTCAGCTAGTACGACCATTAGCCATTTGGCATAGCAGTCAGGTATATCAGCCTTGATTGCCCTCGCCATCAGTAGAAATGACATTGTGGTTCTCCAATAATAATGGTGCAATCTTTTCTGCGAACACATCGCCATCAAAGATTACTAATGTTTTTGGTGTGCCTGTCCTGCGTTTATAGAACAGCACATCTCTAACTACAGTGAATGGATTCGGGAATCCAGACTTGTCTCTGTACTTTACTTCGACCACCATTGGGTTGCCTCTGACTTCCCAGATGATGTCTCCGCTATACTCTCCTCCCAACGCTCCTGATAGCGGTTGCCTTTTCGCCTTGAAGCCGAGGGCTTTGAGCCATTCAACGAATCTTTTTTCGTGGTAGTCTCCTTTAGCGCGACTCTTGCTTGCCATGTATCTGCCTCGTAACAATCAATACAGATTGTGTGATAAGTTGGTGGACTTTCTGTAGCTAATAAGCAAACGAACCAAGGTGTTTTTGTACTACAGGCATCACATTTCTGTGGCTTGCCTGTCTTATCGTACAGTTTCTTTCTTATGGATCGTGATCTTGAGGCCAAGGGCATCCAACCAACAGCTAAATAAAAAACCAGAAGGCACTCGTTTGTATCTTTCCCACTTATGAATCAAAGACTTAGCGCATCCTATCCTGTGTGCTAGTTCTTCTTGCGACATATTTAATTCGTTACGTCTAGCTACCATTGTAGATATTAAATCTTGGTAGCTATCTGGAACTTGTATGTCGCTCTTGAAGTGCTGAAAGTTTTCCAATCGATGCTTCCACTAATAATGCAGTGCTATGTCTAAGGTCACGACCCTGCTTTGCTCTATAGTAAGTAGAGTCGCGTACCCCAGCATGTACAAACGCCTTCTTTAGATTGACGTTTGCACTTGCAGACATTTCTTTGAGTGTATCCATATAACTAAGCATGGACACATCATCTGCATCAACGCAGTGATTGTCAAGTTAATCGTAATGCCACAAGCTAGATTCTACGATTGTAGCTTTACGACTAACAGTTCCATGTCGATCATCAACAACAACATCATCAGCAAAAGCATCATCAGGTAAAGACGCGGCTACTTTTTCCCAGCCTTCCCTGTCTTGCTTCTGTCTAAGCGCATCGCTTTTTGTGTGCGATAAACCAGCAGTTGTTTTGCAGTAGTTTCTTACATCTTTATGGCGAACATATTTACCCATTGCTTACTCCTCTGGCTTATAAAATTGTTTTGCCCACATGACTAGCTGTTGTCTGCCTGATTCACCTTTGCGTTTGCGATGATCTACAAAGATCAAACCTTTTTCTTTGAGTTGTTTGTATCTAGCTGTGACTGTGCTGTATCTGTGGTTAGGAATGATATTCAAAACGTCATCAGAAATACAGCCTTTATCTGCAAACGATGTGATAGCGGCAAGAACTATGCGTTCCATTTTGCTTACATCTAATTGCTCTGCCGCATCATGACTTGTGGTTGGATCATCATTGCGTACCAGCTTGAACACTGGTGTCTCTGGAAATTTTGGCTGGTCTAATCCCAGCTTGTCGAACAAATCATTCATATCGTTGTGGTCTCCCCTTTTGTTTCAATAACTATTGAGCCTTCCATAGTTTCCCATACACCTAAATCAAACGCAGTATCTATTGCATCTTGTGGATTTTTTGCATCTACAGTTTGATAAACAGTAAATCTTTGATAGCTAGTTAAAGCTTCTGACTTACAATGTGTGCAAGCATCAACAACATTTGCTTGAAAATAATGGTGATTGCAATCATCACACTGTACGTACTCCTCACATACAGTGCGACCAGTGATTTTAGTACGGTATATCATCATCAATATCCTTTACTGGATTGGCTAATTCCCATGCGGCAATTGCACGTTTAAGAAATTTTTCTTTGTTGAACTTTGGATTGGTAGCCTTTAACTGCTCAGCCATAGCTACAATAGCACTAGGCCAAGCCATCAATGGTGCTACGTTGTCTGCAAGATATTCGTAATGACGCTGTTGCATTAGTGGCATGTCTAAACCTCCTTCAAAGGTGGGCGATATGATTGATCTTCAACAGAGTCACGACCAAGAACTTCATCGTATGTTGATGCGACTCTATCTATAGACCACATTGCTTGTTGTATTTGATAGCTGAACTGCGACTGTTCTTCTGACGCACGTTCATTAAGTAAAGCCAATGATCGTTGAACATCTTTGACTTGATTGATAAATGATATTTTCATTATGGTTCTCCCATTGTTGAAGCAAGGCGCAACCGCCCCCTGCCTTATGTGGGGCGGGGCGGTTACGCCGAGCGATTAAACTATATGCCAGTTAGCTTTCTTGAATACCTTGGCTAGCTGATTGTCACGCAATCGTTGTGTGTTAGCTGGTGAACGTGACTCATTGGTATGACTAGCCCAATAAGTACAAGCATTGTACAAAGCCCATTTGTTTGAGCCTAGCTTTGACTTGTCACTGTACCAGCAGGACATGAGTGCATCTAACATACGCTCATTCCATTTGAATGTGCTTGTCTTGTTAGGTACACGGCACATACTGTGCTTAAAGAACATCTCTGCCATTTCATCATCGACATGCGTTGACATCCATGACTTGTAAATGTCCGGTGTTTGCAAGAATGAATCCAAGCCAGCTTTGATCTTACTTGCACTGCCTTCTACATTGACGTTGGTTGTATGCTTTGCCCATGTATTAGCTACAGTGTCTGCGTGAGTACATCCATTCAGACACCACAAGCGCAGACCAAATGCTGATTGTTGAAATGCCCAGCTACTATCATATGAGTTGAAGAATTGAACGCGAAACTTCACGTAGTCACCCACTGCTGGTTCGATAGTCAGATCATTGAAGTCTATCGTGCCGCGTAGCTTGGCACCGTTGTCAAAGATTTCAATTTTTGTTTCGTAATCATTTGACACAGACGATTGCTTTACGGCATCAAGCACAGAGTTAACTACATCATCATGCTTGATTGCTTTGTATTTAGAGCCATGAACACCAAGAACTTGGTTTGTATCTGTGCGAACAATCGCACGAGCCATAGACTGAGGCACTTCTGCATCTGGTGTGTTTGACAATGCTGATGTAGCCCATAAGTCATATGTCTCTACAGGGAATGACCATTCGTTTTCGATGATCTGTACTGTTGTCATATCATTCATAGTGGTTCTCCTATTTTTGAATAATTCTAACACCAGACATTTGTTTGTCTGATGTATCAACTGAGATGTTAAGTTTGCTTACATTTCCAGATGCACCAACAGCCCTCATTACGACTGGTTGTTTAGGTGATTTTTCATAATGGAACTTGTAAGAAAATTCTTTGCCTTCTTCATCATAGCCACGTACTTCCATAACGCATCCATCTGTTGTGTGGAACATTACACACAGACCTGATTCAAGATGCTTTTTTGTTATTAAACTTGGCTTGCTATCTTTTGGTTCTGGCAAATCTTTAACTTTACAAACCATTATGTCTTTGGTTGTCTCAATAGCATTGAATTGTATTGCACGCATTTCAGCAGATAATCTAAAAGCATCCATGGTGGTTCTCCTATTGTTGAATGATTAGTTGCAGGTAGTATTACCCCAAGCATCAGTGCGACAGTTCACTGTATTGCCTCTGTTATCTGTCGTTGATGTGTTGCCCCAAGCATCTGTTCTTGTTGTTGAATTATAACCTGAGTCATCACCTGTTCCATAGCATGTGGTATTACCCCACGCATCTGTTCTGCAGGTTACACCAGCTTGTAATGGCATCGAAAACATGATGATAGTTGAGATTAATAGTAAGCTTTTCATTTTTCTTCTCCTTTATTTGCGGATGATACCGCCATATATGGCAAGCGAAATGCCGCCAAAAATTAATCCTATTTGCATTAGGAATACGTTGGTTGACATTGGTTCAGCCATTGATGTACCGAATACCATTGCGAAAACACCTAGTCCTATTAATGTTTTGCTTATCATTTTAATAATCCTCACTTTCAGCATAACAAACTTCATAACAATCAACGCAAATACGTTCTCCATCTTCGTTGATCGTTGCTGTTTCTGTAATCTTGGAATCACAACAACAACATTTTGAAAATAATATATATTCTTCCATTTTTTCCTCACTTTCACTGCGTACTTGCAGTATATAACAGTTAGTTGCACTCTGCAACAAGTAATGTTGGTTGTCTACCCTGCGGCGGCGTGAAAAGTGCTGCCATTTATGTGTGCAGGGGCTTTTTTGGGCTAGTCATAAAGCATAAAAAAAGCCCCGATGCCGAAGCACCGAGGCAGTAGGGAGAGAAACAGGTGCTACTTAGCACCTTTCATAGCTTTGTATTTAGCTTCCAATCTGTCAATAGATCCAGCGACTGCCTTGCTATCGGCGTGTACCTTTGGAAAGAGTTGCTCCGAAGCTGTCTGGAAGTAATGCTCAAGATCGTCATTGACTTTGATCTGATGCTGATTCCATTCGATGTCGTTTTGAAGCTGTAAGATTCTGTCATTATCTAGCACGACACCGTGTTCTTTGTGTTCGATGTAGAGATTTAGACATTCTTCTTCCATGCTCTGTATTTTCTCCAACTTGTTATTTGTGTTCCACTTGATATCCTTGATGATCTTGTTAGTGAAATACTGTAATGTTGAATTTGTAGTCCTGTCTGAAAGAGCAAAGAGCTTTGTGATGTCTTTAGCGAAAGAGTTAGTGTGTACTTGCTTTGTCATAGTTGACTCCATTTGAAACTGACGAGGAACTGCCCTCGCCTTATGCCCCGTCCGAAAGCACGGCCTGACACCTACGGCGCGAGACAGCCCTGCTGGGCTGGTGAAGCGTCCAAGTATAGTCCAGCCACGGCGAGACGGATATGAACCAGTAGAAACAGCCATTGGCAGGGTGCGGCCTGCGACTATACTTGGATGACAGGTTGTGCTTCGGATAATGGGGCTTGGCGAGGACAGTTGCTTGACAGGTCAAATGGTGTCAACGGAGACACAGTAAGGACGCACTGGCTCTGTAGGTAAAGACGTGAGCAAAGAGCTTTGGGCTTTCAGATAGGTCTGTTGTCGTGGTTGTCGTTTTGTGCGTTGACAAGATGTTTAGAAAGGTATGAAAGTGGGGGGGAACACAAGGGGGGGCAGATGACAAGTGTAGTTAAGCTAACCGATAAACAGACTGCTTTGGTGGATACATTAGTAGCAAGAGGCTGTACCATAAAAGATGCCGCTGAGATTGCTGGATACGCTAAGGGTGATGCAGGTAGAGTGACAGCACAGAAGACTCTCAAGCTCCCGCATGTGCAGGCGTACATGATGCAAGCGATAGGTGAGCAGTTAGGCGTAAGTGCTACCCTTGCCGCGGCTCGGCTTGTATCCTTATCTGGTGGTGCCAAGAGTGAGTACGTTCAGCTAGAAGCTAGCAAGGATATCTTGGACAGAGCTGGCTTCAAGGCACCAGATAAGCACATGCACCTACATGCTGGCGAAATTAAGGTGTCTATAGACCTTGGATAAGGTGGGGTGGGGGTCAAAAGTGCGACTGTTATGTTCGCAAGGGGTCTACCACAGACATTATGATTAAAAAAAGCACGATACAGGAATTAGTACAGAGTAGTCCTTATCATAGTTGGTTGGGTGATAGGGAGTTAGAATTGTACGTTGCTCGTCCTATTAGTTTAGGGCAGTGTTTGGTAGAGGATGGTGTGTTAGCTACTTGGGGTTTTCCTAATGCGGATCAGGTGGAAAAATATTTAGCCACTAGAAGGTTCGATGCTGATTGGTTTGCTGGTGGTGGTGATACAGTTTGGTTAGTGGATTTTATTTGTTTAGGTGGTAAGGTTGAGATTGCCAGATCATTTAAGGGGCTTATTGGTTTGTTTAGTGGCTTGGGTTATCGTGATGCTTACTGGCTTCGTACAGAGACAGGCAAGTTAGGCTGGTTTAGTTTGAAGGAGAATTGACATGGGTTCTGGTGGTGGCGGCGGTGGAGGCGGTCAGGATAATAGTCCTAACGCTGATGCGGCAAGAACAAGACGACAGCAGGAGAAGGCTATAGAGCGTTCCCGCAGTATTCCGACTGATACAAGTGGTTCTTCAAGAGATCCGAACTTTGGTGCTAAAGCACCCGCACCGCAGATGGGCAGAAGCCCTGCGGCTTTCCAAGCAATGTTAGGTAGCACTGGACAGGGTGCAAGGGATGCGGCGGCGTTAGCTGGGCGTTCTGAGTTTGGAAGTGCTTCTAACTTTAATGCACTTGGCAAGATGGTGACTGAGGCAAGGGGTGACACAAAGATGGTTATTCCTAGCGCAACCACTGCTGGTGCGGCTATTGCTAAGAGAAAGATGAACGAGGCTATGCTCCAGAAAATTATTGGTGGTGGAAAGCCTGTCTTTAAGGATGGCAACATTGTTGGTGTTGATGAGGATGGCACATACACTGGTCAGCCTAAGATGGACACAACGCAGGATACCAGAGATGAGCCTTCACAGCCCAAGATAGAGGACGAGCCTGACGAGGTTGAACCTGTTGTTGCTGGCGTTGGTAGAAGCACTAAGGCTAGGCGTGGTACAGGCAGACGCGGCGTTGCGTTTGGATCTAGGCGTTCACTGGTTAATCTTAGAAGCCTTGGCAAGCGGGGGCTTGGTTAATGAAAACACCAGCATGGACACGCAAGGCAGGTAAGAATCCTAAAGGTGGATTGAATCAAGCGGGGCGTGACTCTTACAAGGGCGGCACCTTAAAAGCTCCTGTTAAATCAGGTGACAACCCACGCAGGGCATCTTTTCTGCAACGCATGGGCGGCATGAGGGGTCCTGAAAGGGACGAGAAGGGCAGACCAACCAGACTTCTTCTTAGCTTAAGGGCTTGGGGTGCTGGTAGCAAAGCAGAGGCCAAGCGTATCGGCGCGGCTATATCACGCAGAAACAAAGCTAAAAAAGGAAAAGCATAATGCCAAACGTAGCAGGAAAAAAATTTGCATATAATGCCGAAGGTAAAAAGAAAGCTAAGAAGGCCGCAAAGTCATTGCTGACTAAGCAACAGGCTTCTTTGCCAAAGGCACTCCAACAAAAAATTATTAAATCAAAGATGAAGCAATCATGAAGTATACATTTACAGATGGCACTCCCTATGAAGGACCGACTATCAAGATGCCTGATGGACGTATTCTTTCTGGCGCAACCTATATGCCAGACTCACGCCGACTAATACCTATGGAGAAAGAATATGGCGGTCAACGAAGCGGGAAACTACACGAAGCCCAAACTGAGGAAAAGCCTGTTCAACCGAGTAAAGCGAGAAGCAAAGGGCGGGGCAAGCGGTCAGTGGTCAGCAAGAAAAGCGCAAAGGCTAGCCCTGCTGTATAAGAAAGCTGGTGGTGGATACACATCGTGAAAGCTCCGCAGAAATCATTACGCGCTTGGACTAAGCAAAAATGGCGCACCAAGTCTGGCAAGCCTAGCACACAAGGCAGTAAGGCTACTGGTGAGCGTTACCTTCCAAGCAAAGCCATCGAAGCAATGAGTGACTCAGAGTATCAACGCACCACAAGAGCGAAGCGGGCGGCGATACGAAAAGGTAAGCAATTCGCCAAGCAACCAAAGGATGTCGCAAAGAAGGCGGCACAATACAGATGAGTTTCATGCACACTATTAAGGCTGAAGAACGTGAAGTTCTAAGGCGTGTTGTTAAAAAAGTACATCTAGCATACCATCCTAAAGAGTTCTGCACTGACTTAGAGGCTGACAAGGTTATCGCAACCATCGGTCCTGAGATTGTAGAACGCATGATTAAGTTTGGTAAGGATCACAAGGTTGACCAGCTTTAAGTACAAACCTGATGGCGAAGTCTTAAAATCCTTTATGAAGGACGATAGGTTCTTTCGTGGCATACGCGGCCCTGTTGGATCGGGTAAATCAGTTGGCTGTTGCGTTGAAGTATTCCGCAGAGCCTTACAGCAGAAACCAAATAAGGATGGGGTGCGCCGAAGTCGGTGGGCAATCATTCGTAACACTAACCCACAGCTAAGAACAACTACCATCAAGACATGGCTTGATTGGTTTCCCGAAAATGATTGGGGTAAGTTTCTTTGGTCTGTGCCATATACTCATTGGATAAAGCAAGCTGACTTGGAACTTGAAGTAATCTTCCTAGCACTCGACAGACCAGAAGATGTCAAGAAGTTGCTCTCCCTTGAACTGACGGGCATCTGGATCAACGAGGCTAGGGAGATACCTAAGTCTATTATCGATGCGTGTACCATGCGTGTTGGGCGTTTCCCTTCAATGCGTGATGGCGGTCCTACTTGGTCTGGTGTTATCGCTGACACCAACGCACCAGAAGAAGATCACTGGTGGCCTATTATGTCTGGTGAAGTACCTATCCCTGACCATATTCCTCAAGAGCAAGCCAAGATGCTTGTAAAGCCTGATAACTGGTCTTTCTATGTGCAACCAGAGGGCATGATAGAAAAGACAGATGATAATGGTAGCGTGCTGGACTATGTGCCTAATAACAAGGCTGAGAATAGTCAGAACATGCTCAAGACATATTACCCTAATTTAATACGCGGTAAGACAAAAAGCTGGATTGATGTCTATGTAATGAATAGACTTGGCACTATCCAAGAAGGAAAGCCTGTATATCCTATGTTTGTTGCAGATACGCACATAGCCAAAGAAGAAATACCAGTTGCGGCTGGTGTGCCTTTGTATGTGGGCATTGACTTTGGACTTACTCCTGCGGCTGTCTTTGGTCAAAAGGTTAGAGGCAGATGGCTTATACAGTCAGAGATTGTAGCTATCGATATGGGCATAGTAAGATTCGCTGAACTACTGCGCCAAGAGATAGCAACTAGGTTTGCTGGCCTTAACGATGTGCATATCTATGGTGATCCTGCTGGTGACTTCCGCGCACAGACCGATGAAAGTACACCTTTTCAAATACTTAGGGGTGCTGGACTAAGAGCAAACCCAACTCATAGTAATTCTGTTGACCTTAGACTTGAAGCTGTTTCAAGCAATCTAAATAAAATGGTCGAGGGCAAGCCAGCATTTATGATTGATCGGCGTTGCCCAACCCTAATCAAAGGCTTTGAGGGTGGCTATGGATACAAGCGTATGCAAGTATCTGGTGAAAGGTTTGATGATAAGCCTGACAAGAATATGTATTCACATATCCACGATGCTCTACAGTATCTAATGCTGGGTGCTGGTGAGGGCAGACAATTAATATCTGGTCAAAGACAAGCCAAAGCTTTCAATGCCAAGGCTGAATATGATGTGTTTGCAAGAAAACCTAAACAGGCAAAACGCCAAGGTTTATGGGCTAGAATGTAATTTGTGAGTTGCAGACTGCAATAAATTGTGGTTAGCAATAGATAGTCATAAAGGAGATTGCCATGTGTGTGGGTCGTGCGCCTAAAACACCTCAAGTCGATCCTGCTATAAAGGCACAGCAAGAAGCTGATAAAGCCAAAGCCCTTGAAGAAAAGAAGGGTGCAAAGCAAGAGCGTCTTGAAGAAACCGTACAAAGTATGCGTAGAGGGTCAGGGCGTAGATCTTTGATCAGTAGTTCGGGTGGTGGTGCTGGATTCTATAATAGGTTTAATCAATGATAACATACACAGACACATCATCCTTTGGTGGATCTGGCGGTGGCAACGATAAAGTTGCCGCTATGTATTTGAAAAAATACGAAAAAGCTAAATCTATGCGCGAAAACTTTGTGCCACTCTTTGAGGAGTGTTACGAGTATGCTCTACCACAACGCGAGTCGTTCTACTATGAAACGATTGGTCAGCGTAGGGATGATAAGATTTTTGACGAAACTGCTGTAGTTGGTGTGCAAGAGTTTGCATCCCGTTTGCAACAGGGTCTTGTGCCTAACTTTGCACGTTGGGCTGACTTTACATCTGGAAGTGAAGTGCCACCTGACTCACGCGAAAGCGTTGATAACGAGTTGGATGAAGTCACAGAGTATGTGTTTGAAGTAATACAGAACTCAAACTTTGGTCAGGAAGTGCATGAGTCATTCATGGATCTGGCTGTTGGTACAGGCATACTAAGCGTTTCAGAGGGCGATGCTGTAAATCCTGTAGTCTTTTCTGCGATACCTTTGCCGCACGTTGTTCTTGATTCTGGTCCTGATGACAAGATCGATCATGTCTATAGAGAAAGACAGGTTCGCGCATCTGATATTGCAATTATGTATCCAAAGGCAAAGCTGAGTAGCAAGCTTCAAACCAAGATCAATAACTATCCTGATGAGCGTGTAAAGATTCTTGAGATTGTTTGTAAGGATTACAGCGTTAAGAATGAAGATGCTTATCTATTCTATGCTATTGAGTGCGATACAAAAGAAATAGTCAAAGAGGAGAAGTACCGAGGTGTTGGGTCAAATCCTTTTGTTTGCTTCCGTTGGTCGAAATGCAGTGGTGAAGTCTATGGGCGGGGTCCTCTCATCAATGCGCTTAGTGCTATTAAAACTACTAATCTTACGATTGAACTTATACTTGAGAACGCGCAAATGGCTATCTCAGGCATATATCAAATGGAAGATGATGGAGTAGTAAACCCAGATACAATCAACCTAGTCCCTGGAACGGTTATTCCAAAAGCTACAGGATCACGCGGTCTTGAGCCTATTCGTGCGGCTGGTTCGTTTGATGTAGCTAACCTTGTGTTGTCAGATATGCGCTTGAATATTAAACGTGCGCTATACAATGATATGTTAGGTAATCCTGATCGCACTCCTGCTTCTGCTACAGAGGTTGCAGAGCGTATGTCAGATCTATCACGCCGCATTGGTTCTGCTTTTGGCAGATTGCAAGCAGAACTTGTTCAGCCTGTTCTTCAAAGAGTTGTGTATATTCTAAAGAAGCAGGGGCGAATTGAACTTCCGACAATCAATGGTCGTGAAGTAAAGGTACGTTCAGTATCACCTCTTGCACAGGCACAGGCTAACCAAGACATATCCTCCGTGGCTAGATGGCTTGAGCTTGTGCAGGGCAGTTTTGGTCCAGAGGTAATGAACCTACTTATCAATTCAGAAGATACCGCCGCTTACTTAGCTAAAAAGTTTGGCGTCCCTGATACACTGATCCGCGACCTTGAGGAACGCAGACAAATGGTGGCTATGGCACAAGCGATGCAACAGCAACAAATGTCTCAACCTCAAGAGGAACAATTAATTGGGCCGCAACAATAACGCATACTTAGGACTTGATGGCTATCAGCGTAAGAAAGAAGAAGATGTAAAGATTAGCTTAAACCTAGCTAGTCTTTTCAGTACTGATACTGGTGCAGAAGTATTACGCTATCTAAGATCAATCACAATAGAACAGGTTCATGGTGCAGGGGTTTCCGATGCGGAACTGCGCCATATGGAAGGACAGCGATATATCGTTGGCCTCATTGAGTCACGCATCCGTCACGCACATAGGGCAAAAAACGATGAATGAAGAAGCGCAAGTAGAAGCACCACAGGAAAGTGATGTTGTTACTGAGGGCGGCGATCCGTTATTGCAAACGGAATCCGAGCGTCCTGAGTGGTTGCCAGAAAAGTTTAAGACAGCAGAAGATCTGGCTACAGCATACTCCTCACTAGAAGGCAAGCTAGGTCAGAAGGACGAGGAAGCTAGAGAAGCTTGGATGAAAGAAATCCAAGAAGAAGCATTTGCCAATCGTCCAGCAGAAGTAGGTGACTATCAGTTGCCAGAGGGATTTGATGAAACTCAGGCAGAGGGCAATGAGTTGCTTAACTGGTGGGCCAATCAATCATATGAAAACGGCTACAGCCAAGAGGAGTTCCAAGAAGGCATACAGATGTACATGGATGCTTTGAACGCTGATGTTCCTGACTTTGAAGCTGAGACTGCAAGGCTAGGTGACAATGCTTCGGCAAGAACAGAAGCGGCTAGCCTGTTTGCTAATCAGTTCTTTCCAGAAGAACACATCGGCGCGATTGAGCGTATGTGCGAAACTGCCGATGGCATCATGGCTCTTGAGCATATCATGGAACAGATAAAGCAATCTGGTCCTGCTTATGATGCAGAAACAGCTATGCAAACAAATGAAGCTGAGTTAAAAGCTATGATGTTAGATCCCCGCTATCATGATCCTGCTAGGCGCGACCCTCACTTCGTCAGCCAGATAGAATCAGGTTTCAAGAAGATTTATGGCTAGGGATCTAATACGAGTTGGTAGGCTCTCGTTAAGCAAAAGCCTACCCCATCACGCAGAGGCAATAGCAGATGACTTACGACTGCACGATCTTAGGGAATGTTTAATATACGGTTTAAGGCCGTTAGAAGCCCTTACAGAGCCTTTAGCTATACATGGTGCAAAAACATACACCATAAAATTAGACGACTCTCCCATCGCTATGTGCGGCTCTGTTCCGTTAGATCAATCTGGCGCAAGGATATGGATGCTTGGGACTAGCGGCATCACTAATAACTTTAGGCCATTCCTTAGAGGGTGTGCTGATGCGATTGACCTTCTTCACAGTAATTATGAATACATAGAAAACTACGTTCCAGCCGATCATCATGAAACAATTATGTGGTTAAGCTGGTGTGGATTCACCTTTGATGATGTGACGTATGATATATGCGGTCATACTATGATGCGTTTTGTGCGTTGCAGAGAGAAACATAAAAGTGTTATTGCTGAATTAACACGGCCTGTAATGCACTGAGCGACCCGCAAGGATACTCGCGTTGAGGATGCCACACAGATAACCGCAAAACTGTAACTCAACAACCTTAAAGAGAAGGACTGTAAAATGGCGAATACTATTGACACCGCCTTTATTAAACAGTTTGAATCAGAGGTTCACATGGCTTATCAGCGCATGGGTTCTAAATTGCGGAACACAGTGCGTACAGTAAGCAATGTGAAAGGCTCAGTAGTTCGTTTCCAAAAGATCGGCACTGGCTCTGCTTCAACTAAATCACGCAACGGCATGGTAGCACCAATGGAGCTAACACATACAAATGTGGAAGCTACAATGTCTGACTTCTATGCGGCTGAGTACATCGACAAGCTTGATGAACTCAAGACTAACATTGATGAGCGTCAGGCTGTGGCTAAATCTGCCGCCGCCGCACTTGGTCGCAAGACTGATGAGATTTTGCTTACAGCTATGGATGCTGGCGCAAACGCAACTCAGATTCACGACACAGCTTCTGCTTTGGAAAAGGCTGATCTACTGTCTCTGTTTGAGACATTTGGTTCTGCTGACATTCCAGAGGACGGTGGACGCTATCTTGCTATGCACCCAAAGGGTTATGCTGACCTGTTTTCTATCAATGAGTTTGCTTCTAGCGACTTTGTTGGTGAACAGAATCTTCCTTACGCTGGCGGCATGAGCATGAAAGAGTTCTTGGGCTTCAAGATCTTTTCAACATCAGCCGTAACTGCTGGTAAGAACATTGCATACCATACATCTTCTGTTGGTCTGGGTGTTGGATCAGACGTTACTACTGAGTTTAACTACGTTCCAGAGCGTGTCTCACACCTTGCAACTTCCATGATGTCAATGGGTGCTGTCGTTATTGACGACAACGGCATCTATGAAGTCTTGGACAACAACTAGAGGAGATTAGAATATGGCTTATTCAGCATCTGGTCTAACTCGCATGGCAGGGGGCGGTGGTCACAACATTTGGTTTTATACAAGTGCTGACGCTCTTTCTGTTGTACGCGCATCAGGTTACTTTAATGATGCGGCTTCTGTAATGAATGTAGGCGATCTCGTAGCTGTTTACGACAATGACGCACCAGCAATGGCATGGACTGTAGTTCTGTCAAACACTGGTTCTGTTGTTGACGTAGCAGACGGTACTGCCCTCACAATGACAGACACAGACTAATTAGGGGGAGGGGGCGAAAGCCCCCTCACTTATCATGACAGTAAGCACAACCGCAGACTCAGCTATTGATATTTGCTCTAGGGCTTTGATCTTGATTGGGGCAAACCCGATCACATCATTTGACGAAGGCAGTACAGAGGCACTTGTCGCTGTTAATATGTATGAAGATGTGGCTAGGGCTTCACTGGTAAACACACGATGGCGTTTTGCTACCAACCAAGCTGTTATGAACTTGCTTACAGATGCACCTACTGGTCGTTACAATCAGGCGCATCAGTTGCCTAATGACACTTTGATGGTTCATTCTGTAACAGTTAATGACAATCTTATTAATTATCAGATTTATGGCGACAAAATATTTAGCGACACAACAACTAATGATTCTCTGATTGTTGATTACACATTTAGAGCAGAAGAAGAAAACTGGCCTTCGTACTTTGTTATTGCAGTAGAGTATGCGCTTGCCAATATCTTTGCCACATCTATTGCAAGGGATGCTAGCCTAGCACAGCTAATGCAAGCATCTGCAACACAAACTATGGCAAAAGCTCGTAGCCTTGATTCACAACAACAGACTACACGCAGGATTCCAACATCGAGGTTTGTTACTGAAAGGCGAAGTTAATGGCTCGTATTCGCGTACCTATTAGCAACTTTCAGTTTGGAGAAGTCAGTCCGTCTTTGGTTTCAAGGACGGATACGCCTATCTACAACAATTCTGCAAAGAAGGTAGAGAACTTCTTCTTACGCAATGAAGGCGGCTTGTTAAAAAGATTTGGAACTGAAAAGCTGTATGAGTTTGATACTACTGTTGACGCAACAGTTACACAGCAAGTTCGTATTGTGCCGTTTATCTTTTCTGATGATGAGCGTTACATTGTAAGCCTAGAGAATCTAAAGATTAGAATCTTTCAGATTGACCCTAGTACTGGTGCTATATCTTTAATTCAAACAATTACTGCTGACACTGGTTCAGCCGCTTTACCGTTTGGTCACGCTATACTGCCAGAACTTACATACGCACAAGCTGGCGATGTTATGTTCATAGCGCATCAAACCTTTATGACTCGCAAACTTGTACGCACAGGGCTTACAACATTTCAAGTTGAAACGCTTATCTTTGATGAAAGCGCAGATGGATTCCGCAGTAATGAGCCATTTTATTCGTTTCAGCCTGTAGGCATGACACTAGATCCTTCTGCTTCTACTGGCACAGGGATTACAGTAACAACAAGCGCAAGTTACTTTGATACTACTGGCAGTCAATCAGGTGGCAACTATGCAGATTCAAAGCATGTTGGCGTAACACTACGCTATCATAACAATGAAATCATATTAACTTCTGTGCAGTCTGCAACACAGGCTACAGGGAATATAATACATGATAATTTGATTGTAAGGCTGGATACTGATGCAATCGAAACTATTGATGGCAGTGCTGATATACTTATTACATTTCCTCTGCATGGTTTAAGCACAGGAGATACTATTGTTATAAGTGATGCTGGTGCTGTTGGCGGTATTAATGCCAATCAAATAAATGGCACTGAAACTGTTCAAGAAGTTATTGATGATAATGTTATTGTTGTAACATCTGGCGGTACAGCAAATGCTTCTGCCGTTGGCGGTGGCTCACCTAAAATTGTAACACATGCACCTACTACACAGTGGGGTGAGCAATCATACAGTACATTGCGAGGATTTCCTGCGGCTGTAACTCTGCATGAAAACAGATTGTGGTTGGCTGGCACTCTTGCACAACCTGATGGTATATGGGCTAGCAAGCCAGCATCATACTTTGACTTTGATGTAGGTGATGGTGAAGATGGCGATGCCATTGATTTAACTGCGGCTATTGGTGAAATCAATACTATACGTCACCTTATGTCTAATCGTGATCTACAAATCTTTACCAGCACATCAGAAATGTACATACCTTCATTCACTGAGAAAGCTATTACGCCTACTAATGCACAGATACGCAGACAAACTCCGTATGGTAGTAACTTTGTTCGCCCAGAGTCGTTTGATGGTGCAACAATCTATGTGCAAAAAACTGGATCTGTTGTGCGCGAGTATATCTATTCAGATTCAGAAGCGGCTTATGTAGCAACTGGTATATCTACATTATCGCCACATTTGATCAGCAACCCTGTGCAGATGTGTATCTTGCGCGGTGCAATCAATCGTCCTGAGTCATATGCCTTTGTGCTAAATGACACTGGTAAGATTGCTGTGTTTACATCGAACAGAGCAGAGCAAAGGGCTGGTTGGTCTGAGTGGACAACATCAGGTAAGTTTCATTCTGTGTGTGTAGTAGATGATCGTGTGTTCTGTGTAGCTAAGTATGACTTAGGTGCTGGCACTGAGAAGTTTATTTTGATGGAGTTTAACTCATCTTTTAATATGGACTTTGCAGATACGTTTAGCGGTACTGCTGGTGTGTTTGATGTATCTAGTCACTTTGCCAATGGCGCAAAAGTAAAAGTTGTGAACGGCACTGACTATCTAGGCGAGTTTACTGTAGCTAGTGGCAATGTAGATGTGTCTGCTGTGCAGGAAATAACATCAGCCGAAATTGGCTACGCATTTGATGTTAAGGCTGAAACACTACCGATTGATGCTCAGATAGCAGGAGGGCCACTCACAGGCGAACCTCGCGCCGTTAATAGGGTAGTGGTGGATCTATTAGATACCTTATCTGTATCGATCAATGATAAGAGGCTAGTTATTCGTCAGGTAACAGATGACTTTAGTGTTGCCAGAACGCCTGTCACTGGCAAAGAAGAATTTAGATTGCTGGGTTATAGTAAAGATCCAACAGTTAGCATTACACAAACAGCACCATTATCATTGCAAGTTAATGGTATTATAGCAGAGGTATCGTTCTAATGGCTATTCCACTAGGTATTCAAATAGCCGCTACTGGCCTTTCAATGTATTCACAGATACAGCAAGGCAAGGCGGCAAAGAGTCAAGCCGCATTTAACAGACAGCAATATGAGCAATCAGCAAGGCAGTCTGAAATAGAAGCTTTGCAAAAAGCAAACATTCGTATGCGTGACTTTGAATCTGCACAGTCTGCTAACATGGCGTTCTTTTCTTTTATGAACAGAGACACATCTGACAGATCTATGAAAGCTTTTATGGACCGCCAAAAAGAAATTGCTTTGTCAGATGTAGAATCAATAGAGTCAACTGGCATGATGACTGCATCACAGCAAAGAGCAATGGCTGGTATGGAAGCCGCTAAAGGTAGATCTGCTGGCAGAGAAGCATTGCTTGGGGCAACAACATCGATAGTTACTGGAATGTATCGTTACCACCAATACAAAACTTAGTAGAGATAAACATGGCAGTTATTAGACAACGCAGACAAAACATTGCAAGCAACATCGGAGTCATTCGTGCTGACACTGGTGCAACGCAGTCTTGGGCAAAAGTTGGCGAACTAGCTGATACGTTTATTGAAAACTCTTTTAACGATCTAAAGCGCATTGCCAAAGAGAAAGGCATTGAAACTGCACAGGCCGCATCTGCCGCAGACCTTAGAGTTATTGATCCTGTTACTGGCGATATAAAAGCATTTAGTATTCCTGATGGCTTTGGAACTGTTGCACAGCAAGCCTATAAAGAAATAGTTGAGGCTAGATACCTAAAGCAAACAGAAACAGAATTTAAGAATAAAGCTTCTGAAATAGCTATAAAGTTTCAGTTTGACTCAGATCCTGTTGGTATGTTTTCAACAGAGTTTGGCAAATACATTGATGAATCTGCAAAGAACACATCACCAAGATTTGCACAAGCTATAGAAAATCTAGGCAATAGCTTACTTGCATCGAACAAAATGTCCTTGATGCAGGATAAAATTATCAGAGATAGAGATCAGCAAGCTAAAGATATTAAACTAGGCGTAGATGAAGCTGTTAAGGACATTGCGGCAATCGCATCGTCACTTAACTTTAATGATGTGACACAAACAGATATTGATGAATTAATTAAAGCTCAATCACAAAGCATACAAAACGGTGTTAAGTCAGGTTTATATAGTGAAAAAGCTGGCAATGCTTATATCGAAGATCTTAAAAGCGCACAATATACTGGATTAGCACAGCGTATCATATCGACTATAGCTAGCGATCCATTGTTAAAATCTAATGATGTAGTTCAAGTTAATAAAGTTATACGTTCTCGTGGCGTTGGTTTGGACAAGTTGCCTACTAAATTACAGCCTCTTGTTAATAGCTTTTTATCAAATGATGACTTTCCTGATTTTCAAGATGGATTGCTTAGTGATTTAACTGGATTTGCTCGACAGCTTTCTAGTGATGAAACAACACAGAGAGCTAATAAAACAAGGCAAGAACAAGAAGCTAATGAACAAGCAGTAAAAGATTTCTTAAAGGTTAATAATGGCATTAAAGAAGATCAGGCAACTGCATCTAGCAACATTCGAAATAGCGTTAGCACAGGAAATTTTGCAGACGCATTTGCTGAGTTTACAAGATACTCAAAAGAAATAGACAATAAAATTGGAATTGCTACCGAAGCTGGTAGAGGCTCTATTTTCTTGCAAAACTCAAGATCAGAAGTGCGTCAAGATTTGCTCTACGGAATGATGAGTTATGCTGTTAATTCTGGCTCTGATAATGAATATACAGAAGGTGTAGCTTTAGGTGAGTACCTTGAAAGCAATGGTCAAAGAGGCGAACTTAACGACAAACAAAAAGCTATTGCAGACAAAATCATTGATCTACATACAGGCGAAGATAGGACATTTATTCGCCGTGAAATGAGTACCCTTCTTAGTAGTGTTAAGCCAGAAACAGTTACTTCTGAACAAATTGCAGAAATAAATATTGGTGCTGGATTAATGACAAGCAACACGGCAACAGAACAAAAAGCCGCTAATAATATTTTATCTAAAATATTACCTTCTGGTTTGAAAGGTGTTCCATTAGAAAACGCTATGCTAGCTGTAGATTTTTCTAACCCAACAGCAGAAACAGAACCATTTATTAATAAATTAGATGATATGTTAATGAGAAATATTGTTCCGAAATCTGTTCAAACTGTCCTTGATACAGTTGTTTCTGGATCTGTTGTAGATGAAACAGTTTTAATAAAGGGATTAAATTTATATAAAAGATACTCAAACTTCAAAGGCCCTAAAGGCACATTTGTAAATAAGCTTCGCCCAGCACAAGGTAAGGGTGTAGATGAAAATACTCAAAGTGTTTTAGAAACCGTTTTGCAAATAACAAATGTTGAAGGTGTAGAAGATATTTCTAACGTCTTTGATAAGGTGGTTGCAAACTCAAATGATCCTGTAAAAATTACAAATGGATTATCAAGAATATATCAAAACAAATTTACAAAAGTTAAAGATCCAAGAAACAAGCACACCAAATATCTAAATTCAAAATTTGGTAGCAACTTTACAGCGCAACAAATGTTTTCGCCAATGATAGAAACGATGGCGGCAAATGGTCAAAGCATGAGCCAAATTGAAGCTAGAATTACAGAAGTGTATGAAAGTCATTTTCCTGAAACTGGTGGTATAGTAGTAGACCCAAATTCTGGAACATCTAATAGATCTGCTTTTGCTCTTGATAGAGTCTTTCCTGATAGCGATTACAAAATTGCTTTTATTGTTGAGGCGCAAGAAAAAATATCAGAAGAAATGGATGGCAACTTTAGAATATCTGAACATTTTATGGGCAATCCAATAGATAAAGTTGTTTTGGTTCCGTTTCCAGATCAGTCGCTAGTGGGTGGTACTGTTAGATATATTGCTCATCATGTAAAGGATGGCGAACTTACTGCTTTGCTTGGTGATAATGGCCCTGTGGTTATTGCAAGCGATATAGCTAACGATAGAATTAAAAATATTGAAGCAGAACGTGAACTAGCTAGGTTAGATGCTGGCAGAGCCACCGACAAACAAATTAGAGACAGAGCAAAAGCTTCTGTAACTGGTAGAAGCCCACAACTTTCTATGGATATAGATGCCCCATAACGCTGGCGAAAGTAAATAAATGTCAACAAACGTATATGCAAGCACACCAAAACAATCCATTACTGGCGTACAGTATTCGGAAGGTGTTGGTAAAGATGAGTCGCCAAAGTTTTGGTCTGACACATTACCAGCAAATCTTGGTTATCAATACATACCTATAGCAGAAGCTATACGCGACCAGTTTAAGTATCGTGATGAATATGAAGTTGGCTACAATCCTTTAACTGACATGGAAGGTTATGAGGAGTTTGAATCACATTTAATAAATGCGCGTAATCCTAAACATATGGCTGAAATGAAAACGAGCCTCGATCTTAATCAAGAACGTCGCAGAGTTATGGCTGAGTCACCATTTGTTTATAACCTTGGTGCTGGCATTATAGATCCAATTAACCTTGTGGCATTACCTTTTGGCGGTGCGGCGTCAACTTTAGGGCGTCAGTTCCTTAGATCAGGCGCATCTGTTGGTACATTGCAAGCTGGCCTTGAGGCTGGTCGCGCACCATTCGATCCGTTAGCCACACCAGAAGAAGTAGCTATGAACATTGGTTCGGCTTTTGTTGTTGGTGGCCTTATAGGTGGTGCTGTATCTGTTCCTGCTAGCAGGAGAGCGTCAGCTATACGCAAAACTAATGATGAGTTAGATGAGTTTCTTGAAGTTACTGGTAATTTGTCACGAGCAGACGCTGAAACTGTAGGTAACAGAGAAGCCAGAATACTTGGCAATGAAGCAGATGAAGTGTTGTCAACACGCAGAACTAGCTTACCCAAAAGCATAGACGCACTAGAAGAAAGCGTTAATGACTTAGAGATTCGCATTGAAGCACATAAAAATTCAGCAGAAAAAGCCGCATCAGCAACTGATGAATTAGAACTCAAAGCTTTGCGTGATGAAAAAAAGGCAAAGATGACTGCCTTAGATAACAACAAAAAAGATTTGAATAACATACGCGTAGAGCAACAGATACGCAGAGCAGAAGATATACAAAAACTTAATACAGAAGATGCACACGGCATGGCTAAGAATTGGTTTACCGATAGCTGGATGTATAAAGCTGTGCCATCCCCTGTTAAAAGAACATTGCAGGGTGCAATACCTGATAGCGTTAAGAAGCATATGGTTAAGCTAGGTGGTGATTCTGGCGTTTTGCTTAAGATGCACCAGCTAGGAATAGCTAGCCCAAAGTCAGTATATCAATATGCACAAACCCATAATGGTGAATGGTTACAGGTTTACTCAAGTATGTTGCAGAGTTTTGGGCAACATTCTGGCAAAGGTGTTAGCACATTTACAGACCTTAACCTATCTAATATTGATGGCTCTTTTACTGTTTTTGCAAAAGAAGCAAACAGAAAATATATAAATGGCATTAAGGGTGCTACCAAAGGCGAACAAGAAGCCATTGAACTTATGGCTAACTTCTACAAAGATTGGGAAGCACGTCTTAGAGAAACAGGACAGATCGGTAACGTAAAGAAATATCAATCACAGATTATTAACAAAGAAGCCAATCTGCAAAAAACTATAGATAAAATATCTGAACTTGAAGGAAGGGCTGACACAGAAAAAGCTGGCCTATCATTAAATCAAACTAGCTATTTAGAAATACTAAGAACAAAACAGGCTAGATTAGAGTCAGAACTTATCGATCTTGAGGTGCAGATTGCGGCGGCTGGTGATGAGTCATCTGTGCCAGCTATGGAAGAAGTTATGTTTCCTAGATATTGGGACAGGGATCAAATTAGCAGACGGCGGCAAGAGTTTGCTCAAGTATTGTTTGATTGGTACAAAGAAAACCCAGAGATATATGTGCCTAATCCTGATGCACAGGGTGGCAACTTTGTAAGAAACATATCGCAACTATCTGATGGTGAAATACAGCTACGCTTTGGTGAAAAGTTTGGTGTTAAAAAGATTGTTACAGATGCTAAAGAATCTATTCCTGCAATCGGTGACAAAAAGATTTTAGGTACATTTGTTTACTTAGATGAATCAACAGGCATAGCTTATATAAATCGCACTCGCGCTTACAAGCGATACAAAGAGTTGCAAGAGGCTATGTCTAATCCAGAGCAAGCTTATGCTAACCTAGCAAAGCTAGACCCTGCAAAGATCCAGTATCATCAACGCAAGTATATGCTAGATAACTTTGGTAGCTTTAAGAACTTTAATGATTTCCAAGACTTTGTTTTGTTGCATGAGTTAAGCCACAACATTCGCCGCCAAGAATATAAAGAAGATCTTATATCTTTGGAAATGCGTGTTAATGATTCTGCAATCAAATACATGGGCGAAATACATGCCGACATTAGAAACAGAGTGCCATTGTTTCTAAAGAAAACTCTAGCTACAGATGATGCGTCTGTAATGAAAAGAGTTGATGAAACTATTGATGAAATACTAGGTATAACTGATGTAGCTGATGATGCTAATGCGTTTTATGGGCAAGGCAAGTCTAAGCATTTTAAGCATCGCAAGTTAGATATACCTAATGCGCTAGTGTTTGACTTTATAGAGCAAGATCCTCTTGCTGTAATGAGGGCTTATACTATGCGTACTGCACCATTGTATCAGTTTGCCAACCTGTTTGATGGCAAAAGCCTTGATGATTTGCTTGAAGATATTGATGACGATATGTTTGCGGCTGGCAAGTCTATGAAAGAAATGAATAGAGTTAGGCGCGATTTTACGCATATGTATGATCGTGTTGTTGGCTCTGTACAAAGGCGTGATCCAACATCATTCGATATGAGAGCCGCTAAAGTATTGCGTGATGGCGCACAGCTTAACTATCTAGGTTCTGCTGGTTTTGCCAGTATAACTGACTTTGCCAAGATTATGATGGAGCATGAGCTTGGAGATATTTTTCGTGGTTTGTTTGGTCTTATAAGTGATAGCAGACTACGCATGACAATGAAGGAAGCATCATACGCTGGTGAGGCTAGGGAAATTATTCAAGGCTCATCGCATATGCGCCATGTTGATGAAATATCTAACAATCCTTTTGGCGAAGGTAATCGTATTGATCGTGTTTACGACAAAGGTGTTGGAAAACTTAAAAGCGGTTTCTTTTATCTAAATGGACTTGGACCGCTTACAAATATAATGAAGAAGCTGGATGCTGTAGTCAGGGGACATTCTATAATACAGATGTCTATTCGTTTGGCTGATGGCAATGCAAAGCCATTTGAAATTAAATATCTGGCTAGGTATGGCATTGATGCTGGCAAGGCGCGTGAGTTTAAGAAGCTGGTTGATGATGGTATTATTGAAAATACCAAAGAGAATGGTTCTGGTTTATGGCTACCTAACAGCGACAAGTGGCCTACAGAAGCTAAAGATTTGCAGATGGAATTTAGATCTTCAATGAATAGCGGAATCATGAACACTATTCTTATGGGTACTCCTGCTGACAAGCCAATCATTGTTGATGGTGTTGCGTATGTTCCGTTTCACATTGCTAGGAAGTTTGGGTATGAACAAGATCCGCGTGTGCGTGGATATTCTCGTATAGAAAATGGATTGCTTGGATTGCCGTTCCAGTTCTATTCATATTCGTTTGCGGCGGCAAATAAGATAACTGCGGCATATGC